CTGGATACCTTTTACCTGCGATCCGAACGATGCTGGCGCGGGGTTCGACACCGCTGCGCTGTTTGCAGAAATGCAGCCTCATGCAGCACCTTACGTTGCACCACCTCCCCCTCCACCACCCACACAAGCCGAACAGGAAGCCAAACGCCAGTCAGCCTACACCGCTGAAGCTGACCCGTTGTTCTTCAAGTGGCAGGCTGGTGAGCTTACAGAAGCCGAATGGTTGGCAAAGCGTGAGGAAATCCGCACAAGGTTTCCCTATCCAGAAGAGGTGTAATTATTATGTCATACCAGTTGGGAACACGCAGTAGACAAAGATTGTCAGGTGTCCACCCTGATCTAGTTGCTGTCGTTAAAAGGGCTATCCAAATTACTGAGCAGGACTTCGCTGTTCTTGAGGGTATCCGTAACATTAACCGTCAGAGAGATTTGTTTAAGGCTGGTAAGTCTACTACAATGAACTCACGACACCTAACTGGTCATGCTGTAGACCTAGCCCCTTGGCCCATCTCATGGGAGTGGGAAGGCTTCTACCCTATCGCTGATGCTATGAAGCAAGCTGCTGAAGAACTAGACATTGACCTTGAGTGGGGTGGTGACTGGAAGAGCTTTCCTGATGGCCCACATTTCCAACTCTCACGAAAGACTTACCCATGAGCAATGAACCTTGGCACCTAAACAAGAGTGTCCCTATTACGTTTATCTTTGCAATCATGTGTCAGACTGTCGCACTGATATGGTTCGTGGCTACACTAAGTAATGATGTCACTAACAACAAGAATGAACTAGCTAGGTTGGAAGTAAGAACCCAGAACCTAGAGGTGGTAGCACAGAGCCAAGCTGTCATGTTGGCCCGCATAGATGAGAACATAAAAGGTATCAGGGATTTCCTAGAGAGGGGTCCATAGTGGTCCGTAAGTCATTTAAAAGGGAGGTAGCTGTAGCATTACTTATCTGGTTGGTCTACATAGTAGAGGTAAAAGATGTCACTATCATTGAAGTCCTTGTATGGCCCATCTTTACGTTTGCTGCTGCTGCCTTTGGTATTGATGCTTATGGTAAGTTGCGGAGCAAGCCCTTTGAGCCTACTAACGGGCGGGGGACCGAACGTAGCAGCCAACACACAGGCAGGCAAGACCAACTCCCAGACGATTGGAACGACAAATAATATCTCACCTAGTGTGTCAGACTCTCAGGTTGACAAGGTTGACCAAAGGGTAGTTACCACTAGGGTAACCTCTGATAAAATAGATGTCGTCACTGTCAATGAGACACCCCCTTGGTTAGTCATAGCCCTTGTCGTCTGGTCCATATTCCTCTGGCAATTACCTTCACCTAGTCAAATTGGTAACTGGTTCTCAAACTTATTTGGTCGTAGATAATAAAAAAGCGCAGGCATCCAACTAAGGACACCCACGCTCTCATTCATTAGCCCTCGTTACCTTAACTGGTAGCGGGGGTTTTTTCTTATTTCATCAACCTGATTCTGCATGTCAATAAGGTCTTCCTGTAGATCAATGATGTCGTCCTGTAGTTCCTCTACCTCTTCGACAGTAGCTGTAGCAAAATCTGTCAGCGATTGATTAAGACCTACTTGCATACCGACAAACTTGTAGAAGGTATCTACTCGCCAGACTAAGTACAAGGTTACAAGAAGGTGTATGGCTAAAGCACCCCAGTATATTTCCATTAGCCCTCCTTCTGCTTCTTCAACATAAATAACTCTAGTCGTGTCGTGTACCAGATAGCCTTTCGGATGTCTTCGATCCCATTCTTGTATCGCCATCGGTGCATGTACTTAGCTATATTCCCACGGAGGTATCCAATGTATTCATCCTCTGACAAGAAGTCTTCGATATACTCAATACACTCAATCTTACCACCTGTGTTATAGTGCGATGGGCTGTTCACATTATCCATAAGGTTCCTTTCCTTCTTGTTCCTGCTTAAGATGTAGTTGTAGTATGAACCCAAACCCTAAAGCCCCTCTTTGAGAAAGGTCTTCACCCACATAGCTGTGATGTCTGACCTTACGATGTCTTCTACACCAAACTCAATGATGGGTACGGGTAGCAGGTACTTCTTAGCTAGATGGATAACCTTTGACAATCCATCAGCTTCCTTGAGGTCGCTCTGTTGAACATCCCCATTAAGCACAATAGTAGTGTTCTCACCTACCCTTGTCAACAACATCTTAAGTTCGTGGATGGTTATGTTTTGAGTCTCGTCTACGATAATAAAAGCATCGTCAAACGACCTCCCACGCATGAGTGCCAAAGGGGCCATTTCTATATTATTATTCTTGATGCCTGTTTCCACTGCACCCTTACCCAAGTGCTTCTCTAGTACGTCTAGGACAGGTAAGGCCCAAGGCATAGTTTTCTCTGTCAAGTCACCCTTGAGGAACCCAAGCTCCTTACCGACAGCTACATGGGGTCGTGTGATGACGATCTTGTCAATCTGCTTTGTGACATACAGGTCAGCAGCATATGTCGCTGTAACGTAAGTCTTACCTGTACCTGCTGGACCTAGCACAAACACTTGTCGAGAGGACTTGAGGGCTGCTAGGAACTCTCTCTGCTTCTCTGTGCGTGGGACTAGGCCAGATGTCTTAGCCTCTGACGCACCTTTGTAGGTAGTCTTACGGCGTGTCCTAGTCTGCTTCTTTGGTGGTCCATTGTCCATGCTGAGATGGCCTTTCTCTAAACCTTACTTTAGTTATTGGTCCTTCCCGCAGGACTCGAACCTGCAACCTACTGATTAGAAGTCAGTTGCTCTATCCAGTTGAGCTAGGGAGGTAGTAGGATTTACTTAAACGTCTTCTCCCCAGTTAAAACATTCGTACCTCTGTACATAGCGCCCCTGTGATTCTGCAAAGAGCATAGCACTCCCAATGTCCCGCTCGCAGTCTTCCAGTGAGGTAAAGATAAGTCTACTGCTGACGGCCATACAATTAGGTGGTCCGTCCATCATGCAGATCATTGCTAGTGCTGTGAACATGACAGCCTCCTTAGGTTACATAGGTGAGCAGTTTAGGCACATGCTCAGGTGTAATAAGTTAGGTCAAGTCAACGATCTCACAAGAACCTACGCAAGCAAAGGTCTGTGATCCTGATGTGTTATCTTCAACCTCATACCCAGACAGCTTAGACCAGTCGATGGACTTAGGCATGATAGCAAGAGCATCTTCATAAGTCTCTTTGTCGCAATCCTGATAAGGTGCCTGCTGGTATGTATGCTCACTAAAGGGCAAGAAAGACACACCTGACATCTCATCAAAGTGGTTGTAGACAAAAGCACCTACATCGAACCACTCATCCTTCTTGACGTTAATTGTCACGGAGGGCTTGTGTTCGCACCAGTGACGTTGATAGGCCAGCCACATCTCAAGCTGTTCGATAGCAGTAAGATCAGATGTAACGACAGCCTTGTTAGGGGCTTTCACTGGGAAACTAAACACGACAGTCTGATCTGGCTTAAACACGTCAGGTTCATTAGGGATGCCTTGGTCCCGCATGAACTGTGTCAGAGGGTCTTTAACATCTCCACGAACAGTCCGGATATAGTAAGGACTATGGCGAGCATGGATACCAGAAGCACTATCAACCAACTGAGAGACGGTCCCAGAGGGTTTAACACAGGTAATAGCAGCACTAACAGGGATACCAAGACGTTCAGCCCATTCAGAATTAGTAGCAATAGCAATGGATTTAAGATGGTCAAGGGTTTTATCCAACCCTCTGTTCTTTGTCGTCATAAGAGGGTTATCCATAATACCAGTAATGGACACACCTAGCAGACGCTCTTCGTCAGTGTTCTTCTGCCAAATCTTACGCAAGTATGGGAACTTGGTGTGAGTAGACTGAATAGTACCAAGGATAGTGGCAAGACGAACCTTACGCTCCAAGCTCTCAATCGTGTCTGTTGCACGGACAACCACTTCCGTCAAGTTGCAGAACTGATAGGGGCGCAAGATTATCTCGCTACAGGGGTTGGTACCGAACTCATAGTTAGGGTCACGCCGACCATTCTTAGCTGCCTGCTTCTTTGATGCCTGACGGTTGAAGATACCACG